CATTGTCAAGGACAACTACTGTGTGACCTTGTGTGCAGGTACAGAGAATATCTCCTCTTAACAGGTAATCTGAGGAATTGGTATACTTTGCATCTGTCAAGATATTAAACAGTTTTGTTTTGTTCAAAATTTTAACTTCTATTAGAGTTGAAAACCACTCAATCTCCCTCTGTGCTGCAAATGCAACACATGTACGAACAAGGCTGCTGCAATCCGTATTTGCAGTAACATTTACCTTTGAGCAATCCCATCCATACTGTTTTGATTTGTCGTATAGCTCCCATGATCCGTCCTGATTGTAACCAATCAAATTGTTGGCACACGCTGCTTCCATGCACTGTGCAATGCGCTCACGCACTGCTGCATCTTTAGCACGGATAACTACCCACCCCTTATCATGGCGATACCATGCTTCTACAGCTACTTC